GTCACCGTCTCCTGTATCTCGCCGACGCTGTATGGGTAGAAAAGGCAATCCTCTCCCAAATCTAACACTAATTTATCTAACTGCGGGAAGTTGGCTTGTAGCCACTCCTCTAGCGTCATGCGCTCGCCGCCCACGACTTGCTCCGTTTCGTCGTTGCGCTCTACGTGTATGCTTGCGCCCTCGCCAAAGTTCAAGAGCGCCTTATAATGCATCAATTGCGCGACTTGGCCACCGGACGCCCGTAGCGCCCGAATCTCGCGTAAATCGTCGTGACTGATTGCTTGCCCGTCAAAGTGTGAGGTTGTTGATCCGCCCGACTTTTCGACCATAGTTTGCGGGGTAGCCGAGGCGAGGCGCTTGCCGACGGCCTTCGACAAGCTCCGGTCCGTATCGGCCACCGGGATCCGGCGGTCGCCAAGTCGCAACGTATAGCGTGGCATTATGTCGCCTCCTCTATGTCAACCGCGACCGGCCACCGGCCTACGGCGTAGCGATAGCCAAAGACGGCGAGCGTAATCAGTAAAAGCGTGGCCTCGGGCTTGTCTATGCTCATGCGTGACGGTTCGGGGCCGCGTCCCTAAGTGTTTAGGTTAAGTAAGCCTCGCGTCACGCGGCGATTGACAAATAAAAAAGCGGTCGGCAGGCGTTACTCGTTTGATTTGAAAGTGAGATAAGGGCGGTCGCTATCGAATCCAGATAGGCGAACAGTAGCCTCTGAATTCATGACTGCGTTGATTATATCTTTCTTTGCCTGATCAATATCAACCAAGCTGTCTCTTGTATCCCCCCACTCAATGCCAACGTCAATTCTCTCCCCCCTTTCGTGTGCGCGGACAAGGTAGCCGTCAACGCCTGTCGTAAACTCTGTATCTATCTCGGCAACAGCGTCGCGGATCCGGGCGGCGGCGATTGCTTGGTAATCAACAGCGTTGTCCTCCTCGTCCGTGGTGGCTTTGCTTGCCATACTACAACAGTATATCCCCAACCCCTTAAAGTTATGGATTCTATGACCCCAGAGACATAGCGGCGTCACTCGTCGCGGTCGTAGAGGTCCATTGTCACGGTGTCCGTGCTTGCGTCACGGACGTAGTTGCGGCCACACTCCGGACAGGCCCAACAGGGGGACGCGCCACCGTCAAACGCGGCGGTATTCGGGTTGTATGTCGTAGACGGTTGACAGGCAACGTCGCAATGCTCGCAGATATGTTGCTCGTGTTGGATCCCAAACGCGTCCTTGTATCGGCGCACGCGCTTTGCGCCCTCCTCTATGGCGTGGCTCAAGTCGAATCCGTCGCCCTCGTCGCTCATGTGCCGCGCCCGTACATGTCCAGCGTCTGTGCGCCCGGTGACGACGAAAACGAGATATTATCTAGTGCTTGCGCCACGGCGTCCAATTGATCCACCTTGCCGTCCGGAAAGCCCGCCCACTCCGTGCGAAAGTCGGACCAGTTCATATCTTTCCCCGCCACGTCGGACCAGTCCAGCAACTTGACGGATCCGTTAGAAAACGGCACGGACAAGCCAATAATCCGGTCCTCTTTGCTCGTCCCCGGCGTATGCGGTATTGGCTCAAGTCCGTGGTCTTGTAGATGTGTTTCAAACCACGCTTGCGCTTGCACGCGCTCGTAGACAACTTCATTCGTCGGGACCCACTCAATAGAGTCTTTGATCCAACTAGCGGCCTCACTCGGGGCCTGTCCACGGCGGCGGCGGACCTCCGCCAAGTAGGCGCGTGTGTCCGTCGGGTGTTCCGCGACAATTGCCAACGCCCAAAAGTCCGTATCATTCTCCCGCGCTTTGCTTGCCGACATTTCCACGCCGAGGTCAACGCTAATATGCCAATTCCATTGCTCCCCGTCTAGCGTTGCCACGGGCACGGTGTCAAGCATATCCAGCGTGAGCAATGTGCCGCCGCTAGAGGGATCCGCGAGGTACTGTTGTCGAAACACTTGCTCCGGTGTCGTCCGTTGGACCTTGCCCACCTCGCCGTCCGATAGCCACGGATTCTCGTCACTGGTTGCGTGGACGCTAAACCACTCCTCGCGTTGCTTGGACGGTTTGGCGTGTGGCATGTCCGGCGTTGCGCCCCATGTATACCTGTCGTAAAACCAGTTTTCGCCGACGGGCTTGCTTATCATTATTGCGCCGCCGTCGTTGTCTAGCAACATGGGCCGGAGGTCATTGTTCCATACTTGCTCGTCCATGTATGCGGCCTCGTCCACGGCCATGTAGTCAACGCCCGCGCCTTGCAGTGACTCCGGCCTGTCGTATGAGTAAAATTCTATTTGTGCGCCGGACTTGAGACTAATCTCAAACGGCGCGCTCCGCTTTGGTTCGCCGTGGATCAACGCGTCCGGTATTTTCTCCACGACTTTCTGAAACCCGTACTTCTTGGTTTGGGTATACGTGTTACCCACCCACCACACTACGGGCGACTCGTCCGCGCCAAAGTCATACGTCTCGGGGCGCGTTGCGTAGTCTATTAGCGACGCAGTTGCAACCTCGTTCTTGCCGAACCGCCGGCCCATCATGCCGACGCGAAAGCGGTTGTCCGCAGTGAATAACCGCGCTTGCTTAGGCGAGAGTGTCCAGTTAAACTTGTAGTCACGGGCCGACATCAAAGGTCCTCCTCCGTGACCGTCACCACGTCGGACGTGACATTGATAGCGTCGCCGTCCTCGCCCGTTAGCTCCTTGGCCTCTGTCTTGACGTAGCCGAATGACGCGCTTGCTCTAAACTCTGGCTTACACTCTTGCAAGACCTCCATAGCGCCCTCGCCTCGCGCGCGTGCGTATCTCCGACAAAAGCCACACGGATCCGCCGCCGTAAGTTCGCCGTTGCGTGGCGTGTCGATACAGCAAAGGCCACGCTCCAAAGTTCGGGTTGACACGCCGGCAAGGGCGGCTTGGTCGCGTATGCTCAAGCCCTTACTGACGGCCTTTAGCAATAAGTCGCGTTTGTCCTCGTCGTCAAATGCACGGGGTCGGCCACCGTTGTCCCGTTGATCCTCGTGTCCGGTATGATGGTGGCAACGACCATCTGGACGCGACGCGGGCAATTCACACGGCGTGCCGCCCTCCGTCTGATAGCCACACGATTCAGTCATTACCGGGTGTACACCCGGCGGCGTCTTAATCGTCCGGGTGAATCCAGTTAGTCACTATCATAATCAGATATGGTTTTTTGACTCATCATCATATCGGCGGTGACTTTTCCACCGTACTCCATTTTCTGTTTGTCGTCAACCCGACGAGTATAATAATAGTACGGACCATGTGGGCATTTATTACAACCATCGTCCCCGCAGGGGATTGATTTAATCGTCTTTGTCCAACCACTCATAGACGGCACTTTTGACATATCAACTACCCCGTAGTCGCGGTAATAACTCTCCGCCTCACCGCTTTCAGGTGTTAGCTTTGGGTGTTTGTCTGTATTATGTACCTCTGCGTGACAGTCATAACACAACGTGACAGTACGCTCCGGCGTGTATGAAATATGGTTATCCTCTACGTCCTCCGTGTAGGAGTCACATATCTCACATTGCGACAAGGAGGCCTGGCTCATGCGTCGCCCTCCGCAGGTTGCTCATTTCTGGTAGTCGAAATGCGAGTGATGCGGTCACACGTCGCGCAACGGACCCATTTGGGCCGGATAGTCTCATTGAACCGTGCCGGGACCCGTATACTGACCATGCTATTACAACGGTGACACGGGCCAGAAAACTTGTGTGTCCGTGACTCACTCATTTGTCGGGCCTCGCGGTGTCGTCGCGTGATTGTGAGCGGGGACGCGGGTGGCAATCCTCGCACAGATACCGGCCAAGACGCGGCACGTTGCGGGCCGACGCATTGCCACACTCCTCGCAACCGTTCCCACTACCTTCGTGTGTTTCGCGCCACTTACCGGAGCATATGCGACACTCTTGCCATGTGTCCCATGTTTCCGCAATCTCCTTGCGGACCATTTGCTTGTTGTCGTTGATCCGTTTGCAATCCTCGCGTGTGTGGTAGCGACGGCTATCGGAGTTACGCCATACCATGCCGTCCGGTAGCGGCGTCGTGTCCTCGTCGGCTTGTGCTAACTCCTGTCGGACCGCCTCCTCGTCGGTGTCGTTGTGTATCGTGGTCATTGTGTTATGGGCCTCTTACGTAATCGCGCTCCAGTACCTCGGGATAATCGCGCTCCTCTATGCGGTCAATGCAGGCTTGCGCGTTTTGCGGTTCGTCGGCGTCACGGTAGCGGGCGGCGCACGCGGCCAAGCGTCGCCGGTCCGCAATCGTAAGCGATTGTTGCCCCGTGCGCGGGCGCGGCAACGTCACCAACTCACCGTGGTCAACCATGAGCGCGATTGCTTGCACCGGGCCTATCTCGTCGCCGGTTTGCATTTGCGATAAGAGCAACGCGCA